TCATTGTATACAATGCATTATCTGTCCATACTAGAATATTTTCTTTTGCGACAAGTGCACCCATAATTTTTGTCCCATCTTGAAGTCTTTGTGAACCGGCTGTGTTAGTTGCTTCAACGGTGTATTCATTAATACTTTCATCCGCAGAAAATCTTATAAACATATCATCTTGAGTATTTGCATCACCAATAGTGGTTTCTGTTCCTAAATGAATTAAGTGACGTGTTGTAGGTGAAATTAAAGTTACTCTTGTTGCTGTTGGATTATTAGTAGTTAAATAACTTGAAGTGTTTGTAGAAGCACGTGTTGTTAATCGTGCAGCAATGTCAGAGTTCCATGTAAATGTTTTACCGTTCGCAATTGTTGCAACTAATACATCACCAAAATTACTTAAAGACCATAGACCTGGTTCTAGTGTAACTGATGAAGCTTCAACCGCGCTTCCCCATCCATTATAATTAGTAGCGTTTGTAACTACAGCACCATCACTATGGACTTGACCATTTGATGTACCCGCTGTCGCCGTTCCAAATGCACCTCTAGTTATACCTGTTAACTCAACACCTGCAACTCCAGTGTATGTTATTAATTCATTATCAACTAAAATAGTTCCTGATGTTGGAAATCCTGTTGTTGATGTTAATCTAATTTGTGTAGCAGAACCATTGTTACCAGCTGTGTCCGCGGCCAGCGCTCCGTCTAAATCGTTTTGTAAAGCACCTGTNATTGTACCACCATAATTTCCAATACCAAAACCATATCCATATGTCTGCGCGGCAGGACCCACTGGTTCGTATGCTTGATAACTTAAACTTCCACTAAACCCTACATTACCTGATGCATTACTAGTTTGATTAAGAGTAAATTGTGTAGGAGTTGGAACAGTTATAACTTGAAATTTTTTAGATAAAAAATCTGTATCACTATATCCAGTACCACCAGGAAAACTACTAAAACTATCTGCAAATACAATTATATCACCTACAGATAAACCATGTGCAGATGAAGTTTGAAATTGTACACTATTAGATCCAGACACTGTTTTTATTTGTACACCAGTGACTGCAGTTTGTAGTGGACTTATGTCAAATAATTGACCTTCAAAATATATAAGTAAAAATTTATCTGTACCGATTGCAACGTATCTATTACCTTCTTTATCTACAAAGGCGTGTTGTTTTCTAGCAACACCAACAATAGTATCTGTTAAAAGAGATTGCCAACCTCCAACTTTTTCTGGAAGTCCGTATCTAAATCTGACGTTATCTGAATCTACCCAACGGCCTTCTGCTCCAACCGAAGTATCTTGTTTGTCAATACCAGGAGCAAACTTAATTTTAGTAAGCATGCTTTACTCCTATGTATTATTAAATTTTTGAATCCAACCAACTGTTGCATTTACATACACTAACATAGTCGATTGATTATTAGTTTGTAAATCTAAATTAGATGTGGCTGCATTTATTTTATGACCATTTCTTGCTATCTCTACTTTGTTTGATGCAAAATAATTTCCACCATCCATTATAGTTATTTCATCACCAATAGTAGCAGCACTAGGAAGTGTAATTGTAATTGGGTTTGTGTTTGTAATAGCAATTATTTGATCGTTTGGAACGGCAGTGTAAGTAGTAATTGCTGAAGAGTTAATAGTATAGAATCCTTTTTTTACTAATCCTGCAACTGTATCTGTTGCATTAGATTGATATAAAACCGTAGAGCCCGGTGCGTGTGGAACTGGATTAGATGATCCAGCTGTTTTAACATTAATTGTATATTTAGTATTAGTTCTGTTTGTTGCGTCTTGTACTACAAAGACTCTAGTTGCTGCACCACCTGTTGTTGAAGCAGGCATAATTAAACTAATATTAGCAGTCATAGTACCTGTCATTCGAATGTATAAGTTTTTACCATTCGCGCTTGACGATCCGTCTGATAAATCTAAAGTTACATCTGATCCAGATGTCATAGCAACATCTACAACTCCTGAAGAAGATGCTTGTAAAATTTGTAAGTTAGTATTTTGAATTGTTCCCCATAGACCGGCTTTTTCACCTGTTGCTACGAGTTCTAATGATAAGTCTGTTGAATAAGTTGATGCCATATTAATAAGGTTTTATTGGTGTCCATACCATGTTTGCTCCTGGTATGATTTCATTCCACGTAATTACTCCTCCATGATTAGTTGTTAATGTTAAAGGAAATTTAAGACCTGTAACATTAGCTGTACCTGTTATTGTAACAGACCCTGTTTTAATAGTCAATGCGTTTCCAGAAGTAACAACTTTTGCTGTTCCAGAAACTGTGACATCTCCTGTGCCTAAAACTATAGGGAATTTTAATCCTGTAATATTAGAAGTTGTAGATAAAGTTACAGTTCCTATGCCTAATGTTAATGGATTAGGATTAGGAATTTCTACAATCCCTGTCGCTGCAATACTAATTGGACCAATAGTTGCAGTTAAAGCATTTTTTTGAGCTACAACTGTAACATTACCAGCTGTTGATAATGCTGATATAGCTGTTTCGGCGAATGAAGCGTGTCCGAAGAGCATGGTCTACGCTCCGTTGTCGATGATGTTATTGCCGTCGATCGCGGCCCATTCTTGAATTGCTTGGTAATCTGTGTTTGCTTCGTCTAAAGGTACAGATGTAACTACTTTAGAATTTACATGAGTTACTTGATAACTACAAAATTCGTTATTTTCATTATAGTTTTTTGTTACTGTATTAATCATTATAACTCCGCACTTAACCAGATATAACTATCTGCTTGTGTTGGTGTATATTTGTAAAGTTGACCAGCTTGACCAGCTGTACCACTTGCATCAGTACTATTTGCCATAGAAACATATCTTCCAGTTCCATTACCATCTAAAGCAAAATTTCCACTTAAACCATCATAAGTGGCATCTCTGTAAAATCGTAATGCATCAGTGTCTACATCTTGTGATAATGTTGGTGTTGTTCTCATTTGCGTTGGAAGTCGAATTGGAATTTTTATGTTACCTGAAGCATAATAATAACCAAAAGCATTAAGATTATTAGTATCTGATATTGAAATTATTGGATAAAAATATCTCAAGCATCTTTCTAAATTTAAACCATAAGGTAAAAATTCAAACTCGGAAGCTGTATCACCGGCTTCTAATTGAACGCCTGTTATGTATAATTCATTTGATGTGCTATCTGCAATATTTACACCTTGCGTTGCATAATAATCAGCAGAAGTTCCATAATTTGACCAAACAGTTTGTAAAGTTCCACCAGTATTACTTGAACCAGTACCAAAATTAAAAGTTAAATCTAAACTTCTTGCATTATCATTATCAAAACCATTTGCAGTATTTCCAATATAAGTAATAGTTTTCTTTTCCCAAGTATCGGCAGATGAAATTGTATATGCTTTAGTTAAATATTGTTCTGTTGATGCTGAATCTTGACCAAATAAAGCTACATTATAAGTTCCAGTTTTATTTGATTTTATCCAAAAAGATAAAGTTAAACTTTCAGCAGATGATGTTGCAAATTTTAAATATTGTAAATTTTGACCTTCAAACTTTTGTCTTAATCCAATAGTATCTCCACTAGCTGGAGAAGCATCAGCAGTTGTACAATCGTATTTTAAAGAACTTGCAAAACCTTGACCAGAAGGTACATCTGTTGATTGAGAAATTGTAAATGTTCCCATAGTAGTATTTTCAATAAACCATCTATCACAAGTATAATAATTACCACTTGTAACTCCTGTTGATGAAGTTGCTCTTTGAGCAATTTGCATGTCACCATTAATTATTATATTCTTCGACTGAACGATGTTCGCCATTTTAACATTGGCGATTGAGTCATCAGGAATTGTGCTTGCTATGTTTGCTATTCTTGTTAATGCCATTATTCTTTATTTCCTAACATATCGTTCCATACAGCTTTAATTTCATCAGTTGTTGTGGCTGTATCAACTTGTTCTGGTAAATCTCTTAAAGTTTGTTTGTCTGCAACAATAGAAGTGGTGTCATTACCAGTTTCATTTGCTTTCATGTAATCTACATCTAATTTTTCTAAAGCTAATTTTCTTGAAACTCTAATTTTATCTTTCCAAATATCTTTAGCTTTA